TTGTTTGGAATGTATATGTAAGACCAGCAACTGTAGAAGTGAATTTTGTTCCTATTGGTAATGTAATACTACTTGGTGCAGGATCTCCAGAGGCTACTGTTATAGTAAGGTTAACTATTGCTTCTGCCGAAATAATTGACCTTGCTCTATACCCTAGTGCTTCTGCATGAGATAAAACTGATGACCTTAATTGTGAAGTTGAAAGAAATGATTCGTTAAGGGCAAAGTTTGCTATTAACCCATTATAGTGTGTGTTATAAGCAAGCACATCTAAGATGTTACTTAATCCTGAACCTTCAAAATCATAATCAGCAAATTCTGCTTGTTGTTGCAGAAATGTCTTTAGTGATGATTTTATATTAGTAAAATCTAAGTCTGTTGAATTAATTGTTGTTGCCATCTTATCTTAACCTTGCCAATGATACTTCTAGTGTTACTTCTTCTGATGTATTTACTACTTTAAATCTTACTGTTACTCTAACGTCATGCATATCTGGAATTACTTTAGCATTTACATTTAAAATTCTTGCTCTTGGTTCATAGTTTTCAATCGCATTCCTTATAGTGAATTCTATAGACTCAGCATCAAAGTTTTCAGATAACTCAAACATAAAGTCGCTAAGGTTTCCACCGAAATCTGCGTTAAAAGGTTTCTCTAACCTATTCGTCATTAAGATATTTTTTACCGATTGTTTTACGGCAGCCGCATCGGCTTTCTTAAAGACATCATTGTTAGCAGCCTTAGAAAACACCAAGTCTATATCACTATACAATCTATTTCTAGTTGATGTAATTGACCTAGTTTGAAGATTTCCATCTTCTATTGAAAATGCTTTGTTTACCATACTTCTATTTATACTCTAATTTCTACTAACTCGCTAGCAGATTGTTCTATATTATTGTATTGTGTCTTGAGTAAATAATTGAAAGTTACATTCCAATCATTTTTTATTTCTGGCATTATAACTATAATAGATGCGTGTAATACACCATTACTATAATTATCGTAATCCAATATAATTTCATTATACCTACTCCCATATCTCAAATAATTTGCCAAATCAAATGTATTCTCTGTAGCAATATTTCCATACATATCATATAATTCATATATGACAGCTCTTCCGGTATTATCGAATGATAACCCTCCTGATACAGTTAATCTATATTGGTCAAATTCATTACCCGGTCTTTGTACTACCTGTATTAACTCTGCGTGAAGATAAAGATTCTTAGCAATTTCTAATTTCTTTGTATCTGACAAGTTATCATAATCAACACCACTGTTCTTAGTAAACCTACTAATAGAAATGCTGTTCTGTAAAAGAGTATCACTAGATAGTGTATCTTTATATATAACAGGATTGTATATCGAATCTGGTAAATATATCATCGTTCTTTAAATTTCTTTGTTAATGAATTTGAAACTTGTCCTATAGGGTTTTGTCCATAAGCCGATTGTTTCTTTTCTATAATTCTTCCAATTTCTTTTGGTGCCGTTTTAGCAACTTCATAACTTAATGTACCATCAGCAACATTAGTGCCTATAAATTTGCTATTAAGTAAATTACTTTCACTATGCAATTCATTTCTTACTTTACTAATATCTATTTTCTTTTCTCGTATCGCAGAAGCAATATCACCACCAACATCTATAGAAACTTTACGAACACCTAAACTAGAACTATTTAAATAATCACTTATAACTGTACTAGGTTCTACTGTTAATGTAAATGATGGGGAAGCAACATTTACAAAACCTATTCCTGCGGCTAGATTAGTTTCTAATGATTTATCAGCAGTTCCATTAAGGTTACCTTTAAAAGTATTAGCATACATTGTTACACCAGCACCACCTATCGTACCACTGCTAGATAATATAGACATATCTGTTGCAGCAATATTTGCGTTTGGTGTAGAGATATCTATTTCTGTTCCAGCAGTTATTAATAATTTGCTTTCAACATTATATTGTACTTGACCACCAACAAGTTTAGTTTCATCACCTTTAACAGTTGTATATTTGTTACCAAGTGATATATCTGTATGAGTACCTAACACATATTGTGCTTTGTTTTCCATAGAAGATGTGTGGCTCTTTGCGACTGTTTGTTTATAGTTACCATCAACAGTTGATATTTCATTCCCACCAACATTCATTTTTAAATTACCACCTACATCTAAATTCATGTTACCATCAACTTTGAAATTTAGGTTACCTTTATAATGAACATCACCGTTTCTTTCAACAATCATCTTGTGGTCATTACCAACTATTTCAATTCTATTTCCCTCAGCACCACTTGATATAATAACAGTCCCATCAGGTCTTATTTCTATACCAGCTTTAGAATTATGAAGAATAACAACTCTTTGATTACCCGGTGTATCATCAAACTCTAATACATGTCCAGATTCTGTTTCTCTTACTTGATTTTTAGGGTATTGAGAACCTACTAATGATTTTAATCCTAGAGATAAATCTTTATCTCCACCACCTGTATATACTTTATTGACTTTATGACCTCGAGCAGCCTTACTAGTAGAAGCATCATTCAAATGTTCTACTTTAGGATATTGACCTGATTGGTCATAGAATCCTCTATTTGCTTTCGATTTACTATTAGGTCTTGCCATTAAGTTCTCGCATTAATTAATTGTTCTCTAGTAATATTATCACTTGTAATTGCTAAATTGTTTCTCTTTGAAAATAAACCTTTAATATAAGTATCAGCATCCCACCCTAGTTGTTCTAATTCTTCGGATGCAAATACTAATATGCCTGGATACATTGTGTATGCTATTTTTAATAATTTATTAAATGAATACCAACTCGTAGTAGTTGAACTATTTATAGTCTGATAAGCATCATCAGTTCCAAAGGGTGAATTGAATCCACCTGGAATTGCGATGACAATAGAATTAGCATAACTTACTGATGATGGTCTAACTGTTTCGATATCAATAGGTCTTCCTCTTTGTATCTTACCATCTTTTCTAATAAGATAATGATAAGGTATTCCATCATATCCTTTATCTCTATACTCTCCTGTTGAATATAATTGTTGAAAGTCACTTGCATTAAAGTTATCATCTGAATATTCGCCAGTAAACTCGACAATGATATTTGTAAATTCTCTTAGCGAGTTTCTAAACTCTAATGATAATTCTTCGATTGTATTTACAAAGGTAAATTCATAAGTCGAAGGAGTTCCTAATCCGAGAAAGCCTTCACGAGTATTAACTACTATTGCATCTCTAGAAGATTTAATAGTTAAAGGTATATCATTTTGAACATTACCTTTAATTGTTCCACCTACTATTGTAGATAAAGATAACCCAGCACCTCTTACACTTTGATATTGGTCTGTAAATTGTTTATGATATCCACCATTTTCTTCATCTTCTATAGCTTTTAAAACTTCATCAGGATTAGTAGAGGCCGCTTTATATAAAGTTTCTACATCAGGTTTAGGTGCCATAGTTTCTAATGTACTTTTAAGACCTTTAGGATTCATAGAAGTAACACTTGCTTGTAAAAACCCATCTTCTACTGTTACTCCAGTTAGAGTTGCAATGTTGGCTTTCTGTGAAGAAATCGTTCTGATTGAAGACTCAATCTCTGAAGTTGAGTTATCATATAATACACCAACAACAGGCTCTCTTGTATTTCTTACCTTACCTAATCCCTCATCTGCAATTACTAATATACCTTGTGGAGAACTTCCGACAGATGTTGCTTTAGTATTAAGTATAGAATCACCTCTATCAGATATAGTTTTAACAAGAGATTCTAATCTACTATCAACACCATTTGAAATAGATTTTAATTGTGTATTGATTCTTGATTTACTTAACATTCTTAATTCCTATAGTGTAGTAAAATTATCGTATATATCTCTGGCAGCATTTCTTCTTTCTAGTCTTAAACCTTCATAACCTGCTGGATGTGGTGCACCACCTAATTCTACTGGTTTTAATCTTGGAAGAGTTTGCTTAGGTCTTTCATAACTTTCCATAAATACTTCTGCTGCCAATTCAGGTGTACGTGCTTCTATTAATCTTGTTTTACCATAATAAGAATACTTATCTAATTCATATGTAATAAAACTTAATTGAGCATACATTCCATCTATCCCGCCTGGTAATCCATTTGACCTTTTTACTAATTCATTATATCTACTTGAACCAATTTCCCATTGAGCCAATCCTCTTCCAGGCCCACCCTTTTGTTTAGCTAATGGATTTAAATCATTATTGTTTATTACAGCAAAACTTTCTACCCATAAGTTTCCTAATATACCAGCAGTTGCTATATTAGAATATTCTCCACCATATGTTGATTTAAGCCAGTTCCATGATATTTCTGTATTCGTTGTTCCCTCTAAGAAAACTTTTAATTCATCTGGTTTAAGTAAAGGCAAATCAATATCATGAGCACTTTGTTGCTTAGAGAAATCCTTTTCGTCATCTCTTTCATATTTTGGTATACTACCTATGACTAATGGAACTTGAGAGTTTTCTCCATCTAAAAACATACCATAGACTTGAGCAAATTCTTTAACACCTATATTAGTACCAATACCTGAAATACCACCTTCTGTAATTGGAACGCATGTATCAGCCCATGGTAAAGAATG